TCAGGTAGATAATCAGCAAAAACATCAAACAATAGTTTGAATTCTTTTTTCTGAGAATAGTGACATCTTTTGTGGATACCACTCATCACTTTTGAGCCCCTCTCTAATAATGCCATGGTTGTTCCAACTGGTGCATTTTGATTAGCGTCTCCCACTTGCATATCAGTGATCGCAGCAAATCTCTGACCTGATTGAACAACAAATCCTAATAGGCTGTATAAGGTCTGAGAGGGTTCTTTGTAAGGTAAAGGCATAAGAGCATTTCGTAAGTCACCATTCGGTGCATCAATGTCTCTAAATTCTCCTGGTTGGATAGGCGCTGCATCGTCTCTAATTTTAAGTCCTCGTGACTTAAATCCTGCTGGTAAATTGGATAATGTACCTGCGTCAATCAATTGTCGTAAAATTTTTGTAGCTGTTCTTGATAAAGATCCAATTAAATGAATTAAACCAAAACCATAGAAACCTAAACCTGGTAAAAACTTATAATGAACAAAATATCTTTTCTTTAATTTTTTCTCATCATCCTTTTCATAGTTTCGACGAATACCAACAACTTTACCTGAACTATCTTCAATGGTTACAATGTAGGGTATTTTAATTCCTGTGGGCTCACCATCCATACCTGTGTCTTCAAAACCTTCTAGGTCTAAAGATGTATGGAATTCATATAATCTTACTTCTTTGTCAATGTAGGAAGGTCTTACACCTTCAATATCATCATACTTCTTTTGTACTTCCGAGCGATCTACTTCTGAAGGAATGATTTCGATATCTTTATAAAAACCTGAAACTTGTTTTTTTCTAAAGTCATTGTAACTCATGTTGATGATGTGAGTAATTCTTTCACAAGAATCTAAATCACTAGCTCCATAGTTGACAACTAAGTCTTCCGCAGGAACGAACTTCGATACTGGTCGATCCATTAACTCATCGTAATAAACTTTTTTAAACGTCGAACCTGCGAGAGGTAAATAAAATAACATTTGATCATACTCAGGAGTGTAGTCTTCCATTTTGTTCATCAATTGATAATTCATAAACTCTTGCACACGTTGTGACTGAGAATATTTTTCTGGAGTGTCTTCTCCCATAACAACAGTTCTGACTGGTCCCCCTGCGGGTAAAAGTTCTTTAAACGCTGTTGCTTGAAACTGTGTGGCACTTTCAGCTAACAAAGGATGTGTGACACCACTCGCACCTTGGAAAGGTCTAGTTCTCTCTTCGTATTTGAATCCTAATAAATCTAATCCTTTGATATATCCGTCTTCCCAATCCTTACGAGAAGATCGATCATTTTCTAATTCAGAAAGTAATTCATCACTTAAGCGATCTAATTCGCTTTCATCCATGACTTCAGCTAAGTTTGAATAAAACTCAACTTCTTCAGGAATATCGGACATAGGATCAAAGTCAAGAGTTGCTCCTCCATCTTCGCTCATTTCAATTTCTAATCCTTCAGGAGTCGGTATTCGTTGACCGTCGATCTCGACTTCTGTTTCGGATTTAAGAATCTCTAGTTCAGGAGCTCCTGTTTGATAGAGTCCTTTATCAATATTATCTGCCATAATTTAATTTATATCACCTAATCGACCATTTACAACATGTCTATTTTTGGTATCGATATAGGTCCTCCTCTTCGTTTTTTATCGATTGTTTTTGTAATAAAGTTAGGAGTCACGACATTTGAGTACTCACTGTTTAAATCGACCATATTATCTAAAAACTTTGTTATCGTATCAGCACTATCAGAAGCGACGTATCCTTTAAAATTACCTGAATCCCAATATTGTACAACATTGTTAAAATTATTCTTCAATACTCTTTCAAATAAATCAGAAGGAACTTGTCGTTCATTCATTCCAGTTAAAACAATTTCTTCTTTTTCGGTAATTTGTTCAGGATCGTAATACTGAGATTTAAATTCGTTTTTCTTTTGTTCGTTCTCTTGCCAAACTGGATCATCTTTAGAAGTAAAAAACTTTTCCTCAAAGATTGCAAATCCATCAGGTTTTAACTTTGATTTTAATAATTTAATTTTATCTGCTCGTTGATTGTCAATAAATTGAAAAACCATTTTCTCCGAAAAGGCATCAACCGAGTTATCTGGAATATCTTTCGGATCAAAATAATCCACATCAACTCCTTTTTCTGTAAAAGCATATTTACCAAAATCTTCAGGGTTCGTAGTAAATGCTTCTCGAATAAATTCTGTGTTCGGTAATTTTTGTTTTAAGAAAGATTCTTCAGCTTTGGGATTGGGATCTAAAACAATTCCTTCAATGTTGGGATTCAGTTCTGCAATGGTATTAACAAAACCTCCTTCAGTTCCACCGATATCAATAATGGTTCCGTCTTTAGGAAGAGTCTTTGCAATAGCTTCAGCAGTGGCTATCTGTGCTTCTTTAAATGTCGGTATGCTCGTAAAGATATGATTTTCAAAATTGCCTGTTCTCTTTTCATCGAATATCTTTGTTGCTTCCATAGCATCAGAAGTATCCAACAACTGGTCATAGCTTTTTTTAGGAACATATAATTCACCACCTAAGATATCTGAGAAAAAAGTAACACCTTGTTCTTGAGAAGCCTTTACTAGAGGTAGTTCGCTAATAGTCTCTGCTTTTCTTCCTTGGTCAGATTGCTGTAACTCTGATCCAAGTTGCGCTGTGGACGATTCAATGGTTTGCGTAATTGGTTCTTTTCCCTTTTCGCTTTGGCTAGTTGTAAGAGACTTTGTTTCATCTTGTTCATTATTATCATCCTTTAATAAATTTAACAAGTCCGTCGGATCTGGTTCTGGAGCTTTCGGTTTCTTGTCGTCCTCGTCTTGAGGGGTTAATTGATTTTCTTTTTCTTTATCTTGTAAATAGCTCACCGCAGGTGACGCAGCAAAATTTGTAATAAAATTCGCTACATCATCTAAGGATATATTACCTAAGGCTAAATCTTTTTGAATCTGACTCGCTTGTTGAGATCCCACAGCACCCACGAGCAACGATCCGAGAACCGAGGGACTTGCTCTTAGTAGTAGCTGTTGTAACATTAATCTCCTTCCACGATCAACGGGCCGCGGGTCATGGCGTCCTTATCGTCGTCAATTATTAGTTTGGTATCATGAGTTATACCATTCTTGTCATAATTCTCTAGAACTTTGATCAATTCATCCTTGGACATGTTTTCCAAAGGTGTATCACTTTGAACTTTGTTATCGTAAAATCCAGCAACTTTTCCTCTGTTCACCTCAGCAGCCACGGCCGCCGAAAAATGCTTATGTTCTCGTGCTTCTTCTCGAATCTGTTTTAAGGAAGCTAAATGAGATGCAGTAGACACACCATACATTTGATGTAAATCCTGTTTCATCTCATGAATGGCCTCCACGACAAAAGGATTGAGGTGAGGGTTCAGTAAATCAGTAGCAGTTTGACGTGCTCGATTTTGAGAATAGCCCGCGCGTCGCGCAGCTTCGGCAGCGGAACATTCTCCTAATAAAACTTTGTGAACGTATTCATAAACAAAAATCATTTGCTTAGGTGTTAGTTTTTGTTTCAGTCTTCGATCTTCAGGATTAATTAATTTTTTAGTAGTACTCATATTTTCGTTTTCCTATAGGTTCTTCTTCTTCGTCATCATACAAACGAACAAAACTACCTTGCCTGTATCTTAACAAAGCTAGGGTTGTTGCGTCAACTAAATCGTCATGTTCTCCATAAGGGAACGATGCAATCTCTTCTTGGACTTCTTCAGCCCAATCGGTATCTGGTCGCCAAACGTGACCAGCTTCAAATATGGGAGAGACAGTATTTAAGCGAACATGTTTATCTTGACCTCGGTTCGGAGAGAAAGCTGTCGCGTAAACACCAAATCGCCGAAGCTCTTGTATCAAGGGTGTCCCTGAGGCCTTGGCTTCAATAATCACACTATCTGGGTTATAGGCCTTAAGTTCTTCTTTCGCGACTTGTTTCAGCTCAGGAAAGTCCCATCGACCTTTTCGACAATGTAATAAAATTAAATGGGTTTCTTTTCCTTCATCAGGACGAAACACACCCCAAGTTGTAATAGCTGAGTAGTCAGCAGACTCTTTTTTGGAAAAAGCAGTATCATAACTTTGAATAATGTAATCACAAAGTGGTGGTTCACTCTTTTCCCATATATTCCACCATTCGCGTTTCACGATACTCGTACCGTCGTGCGTTGGATTCTGTTGCCACTGAGCATTCCATTTACTAGGAACAAGAGAAGCTTTTACTTTATCAAGTTCATTGAGCTTCCAATACTGTGGCCAAATCGGTGTACGCTTTTCTTCGTCATCGTCGTCTAAAATTGCCGGGAATTCTATGATCTCCCACTTATCTGCTTTCAGATCACCCATCTTTTTGATTAACTGACCAGTGAGATCCTTATCAGACCATCGAGTCATTACGATTACAATACTTCCCCCTGGTTGCATACGCTGTCGAGGACCAGAAGTATACCATTCGTAAGCATTATCCATGGCTGTTTCCGACAAAGCATCTTGTTCCGAGTGAGGATCGTCGATAATTAATAAATCAGCACCACGACCTGTGATTGCACCACCCACACCTGCCGCGTAATACTCACCTCCAAGGTTAGTTTCCCATCTTCCCGCCGCTTGGTTATCCGTTCTGAGTGTTACATCAGGGAATATCCCTTTGTATTCTTTGGTATTCATCAAGTTTCTTACTTTTCGACCAAATCTTATCGCCAATTCACCAGTGTGAGTTGCTTGAATGATTTTTAGTCGAGGATTTTGCCCCATCATCCATGCCGGGAATAAAAATGAGGCGAACTCACTTTTTGTGTGACGTGGGGGCATGTTCACAATTAATCTTTGGTTCTTCCCAGTTAGAAATTTCTGGAATTGTTCTGCAATCTTGATGTGATGCTGACCTTCAACGAACTCTGGCCAGACTGCTTTGACAAATCTCATGAAATTACCACGCGCATGTTCTTGTTCAATGCGCTTTCGAAGTAAGACCATCGCCTTTAATTGGTTCGCATCAAGCTTTGAATAATCTATATGCATTTTTTGCTCCTATAGTGTGGATATGTTGCCAGGACAAGGCCACGTCTCCTCGGACCGGGGCGCTTTTTTTGGGGGTGGGGTCGCGCGTTTCGTGGACCTCGGACCGTTGGCTCTAAGTACCTAGGGTCGATTGTTGCATAATATAGATTATGAGGCCCCCCGACGCTATATTTATCAACGTTTTTCGCGTTTCGTGGATTATATGTTCTATATTTAGTGGTATTCATTCAATATTTCGCTGATCGTGGACCATGGTTGGCCCACTTGGACCGTGCAAAGTGGTGCAAACTCGCCATTTTCTGCCAGAAAGTCGATATCCGTGGACCTATACAGAAAAATCCTTCTCTCTTTGAGAGAGCGTTGCAAGATAAATAATCCGTTCATGATCTGTTTGTATTTATGATGAAAAGCTTTTTGATGTGGTCTTAAACTCTGTAACAATCTGGAACGCTCACACGCCTTACATTCAACGAACAAACTACGTCCATGTTTATTAAACAAAATTAAATCTGGGAAACCATTAATTGTAGAAGTTTCAATACGAATTGGATGAAATTCAGATAGTTTATCTTTAACCATTTTATATAAATTCTTTTCAGCGCTCATTAAAATTAGACCGTTACATCATAATCATTATTTAACAAATTGGTACTAGAGAATTTTCAGCAACTTCTTTTTAAAATAATAAATTTGGAAAAAGTCTCCAATTGCCTAGAGGGTAAAAAAGTCAGTAAAATCAATGACCCACTATCACACTAGTCACACTTCTAAAAATCAGTAGTGTGATGGGTAAAACCCACCTAAATAAGGTCAAAACGCTTAAGCGGACACTATCACACTTCTTTTTAAATTTTTTTTATTTTTATTTTTTATTTTTTCAAAAAACCTCTAGTACTGTGATTGTGTGTCCACGATCCACGACGCGCGTCCCAATATCCGTTCATACTTTGTTCGTTCGTATTTTGTTCACTATTCGCGATCCTTGTCGCAATTTGCAATAAAATATCATAAAGATCCAAAATCAAAATAGCCTTTAAATCCCTTTTAAGAGCCATAGAGCATATAATAAATTATCTAATAAAATCATACATGAGCATCTTTTTAACACCCCTAAAAACGCAAAAAAATGCCCCTTATTTTTTTCTCGATTGTAATAATTTATGACCATTTTTTTTACTTTTTTTATCATTTTTATCTTTTTTTATTAGGTAATATCTAAGGATATGATATAAATAACACAATGAAAACAAATCAGACTTTAGAAACCGCGCTAGAAGACAATAAGCCAGTTACCATTTTGGGGAATGCTGACGATATTTTAGCCATCGGGTCTAAGGTGCTTAAACACTTAACCCATTAAATTGGGGGTCTTCGGACTCTGTGGATTGCTGAGGTTGGGCGCTACATACTTGCCCCTCAGTGCGTTGATAACTCGACCCAATCGAGGTAAGCTTCCAAACCTTATCTTGAGACGCTGAGAGCCAGTCTTCAGAGCAAAGAGCTCAATCGGTGACACCGATAAGGAAACAGTCAAACAGAATTCAAAATTATGTATTTTTGATAGGGCTACTGAGTTAGCCTTATCATGAATGCATAAAGCATTCAGAAAAGGAGCAAATTATGTTTAAAAATGTAGACCTAAATAAACTTTCACATAACGAACTAAATTTATTATTAAAATTAGTTGAGTTATATGTGAGCAACAACAATCCAGAAGTAATATCTTTATTTGATAAAGCTGAATTACAAGACTATCAAAATAAAATACTGGAAGCTCAGTGTTTTTCAGACCCTACTTATTCTTCTTTATTCGTAAATAAAAGCTAATCAATAAGTATTTTTGAAAGCCTTTTACAGGCTTTCATGAATATTTATATATTCAGAAAGAGAGCAAAAAAATGGACTTAGACGCAGTAAACTTAAACGTATTAAATAAATATGTAAAAAAGGCAAAATACATCTTTGTATATGCGCCTTCTTTGGAGGAATATGTTGAAGTGAAAAAGACTTCAATTTTAAACCTCATCAAACATAAATATTTAAATACTCAAATCGATCCAATTAGAGACGACATCGCTTCATTAAGAATTGAAGACGATGAACTTTGGATTGACACAATTATTTAATAAACATTCACGAAACGCGTTCCACGGTGAGCGCGTCTATGCCTAGGGTTAGGGGCATACTGATGAGACCCAAAAGAATAAACAAACAAAAGGAGCATAAAATGACTACAAAATATCTAAATACGACTAAAAGCTTAAGAGTAGAACATGGGTTAATTGATACCTATTACTCTTATGCGACCCCGGTAGCTTTTCGATCACATGACGGAAAGCTTCACGTTAGCGAAAACGTTTGGTCCAGAACGACTGGCAAACACTTAACTCAAATTGACGGTGGTGATAAAAAATCAAGAATTCCACATGATCAATTTGTCAAATTATACAAAGAGTTTTTCAACGATGCATACGAGAGGACTTATAATGTATAAAAAAACAAAACTAGAAATCGTCGTAGACCGATTAATTATCGGTCTATTTGTTTTTAAGGCGATTTATATCGCTTACTTAATATCAATAGGAGGCTGATAAGATGAAAGAAACAGAAAAAAAATATCTTTTAGCAATAGTTAAAAGCATCCAGACAATTCAAGATTGTCTTTTTGAGGTTGCTAGACGATTAGAAGAACTAGAAAAAGATAAACAAGTAAAACACTAACCACGAAACACGGTCCACGATCAACGGTCCGTGTCTAGGCTCACGAGTTGAAAGAGCCTACTGATGAGAAACTCAAAACGGAAACGTCGAGCGTAAGTAATGCTCTGGGAAACAGAAGAAGCTATACTTTAATCAGTATTTCCTTT